ATACGCTTGTATCAACGTCATATTCAGTTCCGGTTTCTTGGTGAATAACAATATTGCGAGTGTCGTCAAAAATATATCCATCCGGTAACGCACCTTGAAAAACAGAATAAGTGGTAGTGCCATCATCGTTTTCAATACCGGCAGCTTGGTTTTCTAATGCATCAGGTTGTTGAGCGCCATCAGAGTCATCGTCTCCCCCAAATATTGCGTTGGTAGCCGCAGCGCCAACTGCATTAGTAATTGCTTCTACAACAGCGCCTGAGTTGGCACTAGCATTTGTAATCTCTCCAAGTATTTGCGAGCTAGTAGTTTCGTTAAAAGCAGTATTACTTATTTGTCCGGTAAGACTCGCTACATCAGGATTAGACATAACACTTGCAGATGCACTGGGATTCAAATAGCCCGTAGCCGCCGCTGTAAGCGCCTGCGTTATATCAACATCGCCTGTCATTGCTAACTGAGTAGCCGAATTAATAATGCCAGAAGCCATAGCAGTTGCGGCAGCGCCAGAAATGGCTCCGCCTGTAGCTCCGGTTATTGCGCCTGCTAAAGGGCCTGTAAATGCAGCGCCTAATGCAGCAATCAGAACCGGCGCAACATTAAAAGAATCGTCAACTTTGACTGTTTTGGTAAAACTAGAGCCGTTCCATTCAAAAACATCGCCATCGTTGTTTTGAAAACCCATTGGGATGCCATATTTTTGCATCAGCGATACTTGCGCAGGGTCATTAATCATTGCCTCAAACGCCGCATTTCGGGCATCAGTGGTAATTTGTTGAGTTCCCGCGCTAACAGCTTTAGCCCCGCCTGCAGCCTTTAAACCACCAGCAGCTTGTATTGCTGCCTTTTTAGCGCCCAAGCCTGCTTGTGATACTGCAGTACCATCCGAAAGAACCCCTTGGTCAATAAGATCCTGACGCTCTGTCAGATAACCCCAGTAGTTTTCCCAATTAGTTTGCTCTTTAAGGTAACCCATACCTTGCTGAGAATCCCAAGCAGCTCTTATTTCTTCCTCGGTGTAGTAGCCACCTGTGTCTTTATATAACTCGGCCTCTGGAGAGGTTCGTGAAACGTCACCCAGCTCACTAGGGGGAACCCAATAATATAAACGCTCACCCTTATCATTTGTTTTTATCTCGGCGGCGCCTTCATCACCTCCGCCATCAGTTTTGGCCCCGTCAAACCCATCGGCAATTTCATCTGCAGTTGTATCTTCTGCCGTAGTATCTTCTGCTGTAGTATCTTCCAGCATATCCATTTGATCTAGACGATACTGCTGAGCTTCATCTGAGATAGCAATGTTGTACTCAATGGCGTCTAAAGACTGTATGGGAAGATCTGCGTATTGACCCGTGCTTCTCCAATAATCCAGACCTTCTTCGCGCGCATCACGACCTAAATACTTTTGATAAAAAGCATTAACTTCGGCTACAGAAGCTCTTGTTGGTTGAGCCATCTACTTTGTTCTCCTTAAGGCCAGCAATTTGTCAGCACCACGAATACCAAAAGATGCAGACACCGCCATAAACAGTAGGTACTGATACCAGTCAGGAAGCCTGTTTAGCTCTTCAAAGGCAATGCCTATGCGGTCTAGTATCTCTACGTCATTCATACTAATGCCCCACATAAGCGCAACCACGGGCGCTGACAGCAACAAAGTAAACCACTCGTCCTTCCATGAGGTGGCGCTGGCAGTAGCCATCAGCTGCTCCCACGATGCCGTAGTCTTAATTACCTCAAGTTTGGCATTGTGTATTGCCTTCTTTTCTTCAGACTTGTTTTTAAGCACCTGTCCAAAGATGTCAGCAATCGGGGCTATCAATGCAGTCCACATAATCTACTTCACCATGTAAACAACAAGGGATGCACACGCGCTAACAGCAACCCAAAAGAATCGCTCAGCGTTTTTAACAGAGCTTGAGTTGGCTAACACAGTGCCCTCTAGCTCTCGTATGTCATCCTCCTGATCGTCTAGGCGTTTTTCATGCCTATCCATGCGCTTAAACACAGATAGAATCTGCTCTTCGACGCGAGCAATCTGTGATACAGCTTCAGTTAGCTTGTCGAGCTTTTGCTCTATTCGATCCAGTCTGTGTTCTTCCATCGGGTTCATTTCTTTTGTTATTCAGGTTTTTCGGGCCATGTAACTTCTTGCGGAAAACCTTCCTGCTGCGGCACATCCCGTAAAGCCTGCCTGTACGCTGTCATCTCGTCCGACATGGTTACATCAGACAGCCCATAGTGATCCGTAGCCTTTAGCAAATCGTCCCGTGTAGCACGTTCTGCAGCCGCTAGCTTGGCAGTATTTGCTGCATCGTAAGCGTCTTTCTGAGCCTGAACAGTCACTACATTAGTGGTCGTTACACCGTCTTCAGTAACCTCTTCTTCGTACTCAGTGAACATATCTCGCTCTGCCCATGCGTACACCCAGTTACTGTTAGCGTCTTGCTCTACTCCGTCACGTACTACAACCTTGTAGTCACCAGAAGGGGCTGGTTGAGGTGATGCTAGTACTGGATCAATACCTAGACTGTCACAGGTAGCTTTAGTCCAGACCTTGGGTAAAGATGTGTTGGGATGATCGCTTCGGATTTGGCCTTGAGTTTTGACCTCGCCCGTTGATCTAATGCGATATTCCGACATAGTTGATTCTCCTATGCGATTGCGTAAAAAGCGTATGTGCTTCCGCTAGTATTAACGACAGACTCTGTAGTTACCTTGAAGCCGCTAGAGTCAGGTTTTACAAAACTCCCTGATGCTTCGGCATCCGTATCGTTTAAAGGTAAATAGGGGCTAGAAGAAGCAGTAATGCCTCGCGCAGTATCAAACACAAAATAACTTTCCCCACCTGACCCCATAGAGTTATCTGCGCGTTTAATCAAAACAAATCTAGCGCCTGCAGAAAAACCACAATCTACAGTAAGCTCACTGCCTGTACCTGAGTATGTTCCTACTTTGCTAATACCCGAAACGCTTGCAAATAAATACATAACGTATGAATAGCTAGAGTTACTAAACTGAGAAGATACTGATACCACGCTGTTAGTAGGTGATGTGTTATTCCAAGTGCTTAGGCTGGTGTTAAGGCCAACGTATTTTTGATCTAAGCCGTAGTAGCCATACTCTGTGCCTCCTGCGTTTAAATATAGCTCCCAATTTGCAGTTGCACTTCTGTTTTTAAGCCAAATCATTTCAGGAGCTACGCCTAGATTATGAGCAATGGTTGTAGCGGAACCTGTTCCCGTATAAGTTACAACATCAAAAAATCCCGGAGCGCGTTTAAAATCCCATGCCACATAAGTTCTGCTACTGTCATTAGTGTAACCATCAGTAGCTGCCCATGTGTATCCGGTCATATTATCAATTATCCACTGGTCACTTCCGAAATTTCCTTGGGAAGCAGTAGAATCAGTAAAAAGATATCCTTTTTTTCCACGCAATCTGTTCCAAACTTCTGTCTGTGTTGACCCAGTATTTCTACACTTTACAAGCGTCATGTCTACAGGAAAACCCGTGGTAACTGATGTTCCTGCTCCAGATCCTGTGTAAGTAGACGCCTTAAACAAACTAGTAGCCGCAAGCTCTTCTGCTGGCTTGTGGGGTCTGCGGATAGCCATGTATATCCAGCTACCGCCATAGGAATTAAAAGTAACTCCAGTGCTTTTTAACTGAGTATAGTTTTGCGATGTTCGATCAGTTTCTGCGCTAGAAGTATCAGCCTCTAAGTCTTTAGTTCCACCATCCGCAGTCCATCCGCGCATAGTGTCAAACATCTGCCAAGGGCTTGTTGAGTCGTATTTTTTAGCGATCATCCATTGAGGCTCAAAACCCAGATCTATTGTTGTTGGGTTGCCCGTAAACGTCCCACATTTAATAATGGCTTCGTCAGAATTTTCTCCAAATCTTTGATCATCGTTAGCAAATAGATAAGCTACGTAGGTTTGACCGTTAGCGTTTCCTAAACCTTCATTACCTACAGAAAACGTGGTTGTTGTAGGTTCTGCAGAAAGATAGTTGTTGTAATCACGCAACGCGGCTTGATCTGCCGCCGCACTAGTTTCTAAAGCAAGGCGATAGTACTGAGTGCTAGTAAAACCTGCGCCTACCATCCAGCCAGCAGACATACTCGTTGCTTTAATAATAATTAAGCCCGGCTTGCTATTAAGATTGTGAGATATTGCGCGATTAGATCCACCATTCCCGGTATACGTTACAACATCAAAAAACCCCGGCTGCTTGCGGAATGACCAACCAACATTCGTACTGGTACTGCCATTTATCTGAGATTCAGTGCCTAGCGTGAAACCGTCTGAATTAAATGCAGTTAAGCCTTGTGACTTTGTATCCTCAGCGTCATTCCCGTCAGAGGACAACATCTTTGTAACGCCCCTAGCAGTATCATAAAGATGATGGCCTTTGTTACTGCTTCTGCGTTTAAGCCAAACCAAGCCGCCTTCGCCAGAAAGATCAATGCCGTTATTTATTGCAAGACTTGATCCTGTGCCTGTGTACAAATACGTTGAAAACACATCGTCAACGTAAACAGGGTCACCACCAGCAGCGCCAGCAGCAGCCTGCAGCCCTTTTAAAGCTGATCTACTCATCCTAGTGCCTGCCCCGCTGTAAAGCCGTAGTAGGTAGTGCCACCGTCATGTGTAATAAATACAAAGTAATCTACTGCATTTGCGGTCGCTGTCAGAGTTGGCGCTGTAGCCGCAGGCCAGTCTATTGATCCGGGCCATGTCACGGTAAATCCAGAAGCACTTCCGTCTTGTACCAGCTTTAAAGTAAACGCTGACACCTTACCGCTTGAGGCTGGGTTGCTAAATGAAAACGTAGTGTTTTCTGTAAGCGTATGGCTGAAGTTAGTACCCGTTCTAAGGTTGACAGCCGTAGCGTTAGAGCTAGACGTAACCGCTATGTACTCTTCTGAAATACCATCATCAAAAGTTGCTACACCGTTAGCGTCAGTAGTGACAAGACCTGATGCCTGAGTAAGACCCAAAGTGTCTGGCAGCTTTACCGTGTAGGTTGCTGCGGCACTATGCGCTGGGCCTTGAACAGTTACACCGTGGCTGTTTGACTCACAGTTAAAACGAATTGTTCCAGCATTAGTGTTGCCGTATAGCTCTGTGTATCCAGTGCCATTAGGAAACAACTGAATGTTGCCATTGGTGTTTGTAGACTTAATTGCATTGGCATCAATTTGAATGTTATCTACATCCAGCTCATTAGCTGTTACCTGTCCTGCTGCGCCATAAATTACGGCCTTGCTGTTTACAACTGTATCAGCGGTAGATCCGTCAAGAAGGTTAAGCTCTGCCGCAGTTGATGTTACGCCATCTAAAATGTTTAACTCTGCGGCACTAGAGGTAACACCGTTTAGCTTAGATATATCAATAGCCGCACTAGCATTAATATCCGCGTTGACTATGACGCCAGAGCCAATAGCTGCTACGCCAGTATCTGCAATCGTAATGTCGCCAGATACAACGTTGTCGATCCACTTTGATGTGCTTGTGTCATAAAATAAAACAGCCGCATCAGCAGGAGACGTAACGTTAGTATCGGCAAGACCTGCAAGCGTAGCGCCACCCAAGCCTGTCTGCGAGTCTACATAAGCCTTTACAGACTGCTGACTAGGGATGGCCGTAGCAGAGTTACTGCTCATGTCATCTTCATCTACAAATGACTTGCCGTCTAGGATGTTGAGTTCGGCAGCGTTAGACGTAACGCCATCAAGGATATTCAGTTCTGCTGCTGTAGAAGTGACTGCGACGCCACCTAATGTAAAAGTGCTAGATGCGGACAAAGTAGTAAACGAACCAGCTGCTGGAGTTGCGCCGCCAATAACCGCTGCATCAATAGTGCCCCCGTTAATATCAACTGTTGTAACAGACCCAAGATTTGATACGGTGGCTCCGGTTAAGTTGACAGTGCCGGTAGCAGTAAGGTTTGCAAACGTGGCTGTACCAGTAAACGTAGGGCCAGCAAGATCTGCTTTAGTCGCTACCGCAGTTTGGATTGCATTAAATTCAGTATCAAACTCAGAACCACGGACAACCTTATTGGTATCGCCGGTAGGTAACGAGTCCTTGGCTGTAAAGTTTGTTGACTTTGTATAGTTGGACATAATTTTTCCTATCCGCTCGTCTTTTAATTAAACGCCCGCGCACAGGCACTTAAGTAAAAGGGGGCCGAAGCCCCCGTGAGTTTTACGCAGACGGTACTGCGAGGACGAAACCAGCTTCTGGGCGATACACCTGAACACCATACAGGGTGTCGGCGGTGTACAGCGTAGAAAGGTACTCCTGCTTGTACTGGGTCTGTGAGCGAACAGCCATCTGCTCTGCCATCACAACAGCTTCGCTGTGGAACAGCAGGGCTGCGCGAGTGTCAACGCTAGATGCAGTGTTGTCAGCTGCGGCTTCAATAGTTCGGCAGTTAGCAGAAACGTAAACGTCTACGCCATACAGGTTGCCGATCAAGCCGTTGTTGACAGTACCACCGGATACGAAGTCAGAAGACACGTATCGGTCGATGCCCATGATCGCATTGCGCGTGGCAGGCGGGATGATGAGGTTACGGCCTTCCATCGGCACGTTGTTATCATCCATCTTCTGGATCATGTCACGGAAGAATGCGTCCGTGAACTCGTCACCAGCTACCAGAGTATCGTCGGTGTACTGAGTGGTAGTGCCGTTATCATTGAAGAAACAACCAGTGTGCTGGTAGTCAGTAGCAGCAGGGCTGAATACAACAGCGCCGCCATCACCAAAACCAGTACCAGCTGCGTGAAGGTCGTTATCGACCTGTACAGCCAGAGCGTAACCAGCATCTTCAGTGTAAAACTGACGCAGAGATGACAGAGCCTGTACCTCTACGATGTCCTCAATCAGACGCGAGTATTCAAAGTGACGGTTAATTGTCACCTGAAGCTCTGATTCGGTGTTTGCAATGATAGTTACCGCAGTGTCAGCCGCTTTAGCATTGGCATCGCCACGAGTAGGCTTAGGGATATGAATAACGTCACCCTTCTTGCCAGTCATAGCGAGACGCTTGACAAGGGGAGCCATCTTCAAGTTCTTTTGATAAGCAGCAATAATTTCGTCTGACCAGATTTCTGGTACAAAAGTTGCTGCTTCTGTTAGGGCGGTGTTACCCGCCGCGCCGGGGTAAGTTGCTGTAGCCATGATAAATCTCCTTTAAAGGCTATTTAACTCGACCCTCCGCGTATGCTTTCAATATCTCATCAGATAAAGCGTTGTAACGGTCAGGGTCGGTCTTCATCAATTTAATAATGTCAGCACGACGATAAACTTTCTTCCTTGACCCTTCAGCTGCTCCGCGAGCATTGCCTGTGTTGGCTGATTTAACTGCACTTTGACGCGCTACCTTTTCTGCCTGAGCAGTTTGCTGAACAACTTGATTCTTCTCTTTCCAGAGATTAAACAACTCGTTCGCGGCATCGTAGTCATAGCCTTTATCCGCCTGAACAAACAACTGTGTTCGGACTTTCGACCCCTTGATCCACTCAGCAAACTTTGTGTCCTGCAAAATACTTTCCATATCAGGATGACTGGATTTCAATTGCGCTAACGCTGTCTGCTGTTTGTACTGCTGTGTGTAAGCCTCGGCTTCCCTAATCTTGGGGTGATTATCTATTGCTCGGTTTACAGCCGTTTGAGGATCAACAAAAAAATCAACATCATCTTTGTTGTCATCATCCTGCTGTGTTTCAGGTGCTTGTAAGGGTTGTGTCTGAATGTAGCTATCAACCAGATCCCGCAGTTCGCTAACTTCTTTGCGTGTTTCCCCGACTTCGGCGCTTTGCTTGCCTGAAAATCGTTCAAGCTCTTGGTGCATCTGTACCAGCTCTTCGACAGATTTACCTTGATACTTTTCTGGAACGCTAGATTCTTGAGATTGTTCCTCTTCTGGAGTCTCGACAGAATCTTCAATTAGCTCGTCGGTTGTTTCGGTTTCCTCTACGTCCTGACGCCCGTCAATTAGTGTCGCTCTTGACATCATTAAATAGCCCCGCCTTTTGTAAGGTTATGGAGATTACACATTGGTTAGCCCTCCTCTCGGCGGGCCTCCCTACCTCGTCGCCCAGCTTCTTCATGTTCACGTACCCACTTCATGTGCCTGCCGGGAAAATCTCCGGTAGACCCATCTAGTACACACTTCGTCGCTGAAACGATTTTTGTAGCAATGGCGCCACAACCGCACCTACTGGTTGTAGTTGTGCCTTCTACAAATTCTTCAAAGATATGACCATTCTCACAGCGAAAGTCAAATACCTTCATTTTCTTTCTCTAGCTCGTTAAAGCTAGTTTCCATGTTGTTTTCAAAGTTCAACAAATATGCCAACACTTTTAGCTGACCCTTGCGAATAAACAGGTCTTCGCTATCTTTTGTGTTCTCAACGCTATTAATCAGCATAGCGTTTTGCTTTAGCTCTTCGATTAACTGTTTCCAGCCTTCTGTCCGGAACAGGTCGAAATACTTGTTGTAATACTCTTCTACTTCTTTGTCCAATGAGGCCATAAGGTTATCTCAAAGTTGCGTTGTATATCTTTGCGGAATAAACGTCAAGCCTTCTTCGTTGTCTTCCGCCTGCGACCTGATGCAGTGACCGCATATTTGACTCGCTTTGGCCCTGTTTTCTTAGCCTTGGCAGCATCTTTTTCTGCCTTTGTCATTTTTGCGGCTACTTTTTTAGGTCTACAAGCTGGGTATGGACGCTTTGATCCTTTAGCCTTTTTACGACCACAAGGCTTGCCTGTCTTAATATCGATCCATTCCTCGTTAAACCACTTGGTTAAGCCGCCTTTTGACTTAGGCATACGTCCCACCACGCTTTTTATACTCTCGCACTAACCATGCATTGGCATAAGCACTGGGATATACGTCAAACTTTTTCTTAGCCTCAGCCTTTACGCGAGCATACAACGCCTTATTCTTGGGCGTTGGGCTACCAGATTTCTTTTTTGGCTTGGCCTTCTTCTTGGAAGCCATTACTTTTTCTTCTTCTTTTTCTTTTTCGGCGGCATAGACCTAACAACCTGTTTTTTTGAGCCCTTACCATATGCCATAACAGCCTCCTATTTACCCTTGTGAACTTTCTGAACCTTAAATTCAGCAGACTGAGAAGCGCCTTTATGAGGCTTATAACCTCCGGGCGGGTTCTTCATCAGCTTGTATTCTTTGCCATCCTTCATCCAATGATAGCCTTTTGGTGCTTTGACCTTCATATCATCACCACTTTTTGCAAGACCAGTATCTTGCTGTTAGCTTACTCGGAGGGCTTGTATCGCACTTATGCCTAGCCCGGAAAGACTTTCGCCTAGCAGGCTGATCTTTCTTGATAGTCATTTTAGCATCGCCAAAACGAATCGTCTTAGTCTTGTCGCCCACCTTCGCTACTACCACAAACTTCTTGGTCGGGTGACTCGGGGTTCGCTTCGGCTTGTTGTACCCGCTTACGCCCGCGCGTTCCAGCTTTGGGTCTTTTTTCTTGGGCATTAACCTTCTCCTCCAAGGAGCCTAAGCGCTTCTGGAGCCATGTTATTTTGTCTTCCTGCTCCTTGAAGGCTTGGTTGATCTGGCCTAGCAGTTTGTTCATTTCCGTTGGTGTCATTAACATTGGTTGGCTTAGCCTCTAGCTGTCGTTTCTTTAAAAGCCTGTCAGCCACCTTCAACCGGCGCTCAAACTCTTTGTCTTCTTGATCGCCTTCTTTTAGGTTTCGGGTGATTGCATTGATCTTGTCAATCTCAAGCTCTTCTGGCGCGATCTGCGCCTCTACAGCAAGTTTAGCGGCTCTAGCCTGCGACTCTGCCGCCTGACCATTGAGTGCTGCCGTCTGGCTTTGCTGAAGGGCCAGCTGTGTCTGCTGGGCCATCATCGCCATTTGCTGGGCCTGTGGATTAGGTTGTCCAGCCTGTTGCATTGCCGCGATCAACTCTTCGCGGTTGCTCAGGTTCATGTTGTCAATAATGCTTTGGATAAGAACAGGATACATCGGGCTGTCCTGTTGCATGGTCTGAAGTAGCTGTACTAGCTGGGTTACCTCGTATTCTCTAGCAATAATGCCCAGCGTACTGGTTGCCGTGAACTTATAGTCAGCTACCGGATAGTTTTCCGGGTCAAACTGCATATATCTGTGGGCGGCTTTAGTTACAAAAGGCAGTAAGAAAGACTGTTGAAAGTTTATGAGAGTACGCTTATGACGCTTAATAATGGCGCCCAGAGACATAGATATGCCAGCAGCTGTAGCTTCTCCATTAACCTGTCCAGCAATTCCTGCGGAGTCAACTGCGCCAGTCGCCTGCTGAACCATCTGCTGTAGGCTCGCAGCCTGCGCAAACGTAATCTGCCCAACCTGACCAAAGTTAAATGGCTGAAGAACCTCACGGGGGTCTCCGTTCGTCAAAATCATCTTGCCGGGACGGACTTCAGGCTTAGCGCCTCTAGGAAGCCGTGTAGCGTCCACAGCGAGCATTGGATGAATAGTTAGGCTCAGGGCATCAATGCGCGCCCTAAGCTCTGTATCAAGCGCCTTTTGGCTGTTATAGCCTTTCTCGCAAACGCCACGACCCCAGAAGCGGCCCGGTACGACATCCCAAGGGAATGCTACAACGGGTCGATCATTCATCATGTAAGGGTTTGCTTCGGCTTTCAGCAATGTTCCGCCGTTGGCAATAACCACAATAGCCTCGACGTACATAGAATCTTCTTCGACTTCTATGTCTTCGGCTTCTAAAAGCTCGCGGGGAACAAGGCCATAATACTTGGTTAGGCGAACCTTGTCATCATTATAGATCGTTAGGTCTTGATCTGGCTCAAGATTTGTATCAGCGGCGGCAGACTCAACCATACCCTCACGGTATATGCCCTGCTCTTGAAGGATCTCTACACTATGCCTGCTGACAAACTCATCAACGGCTACACCATATGCATCTTCAACTGAGGTCGCTACAGGGTCAATTAAGAAATTCTGTGGCAGTACCGGCTTTAGCTTTACGACTACACGGTCAGTAATGTTGACGCCAACAGCCTGAAGGTCTCCACCCATGATCGGCTCAGCCGCAGGAGCCATCTCTTTAATTTCTTCAAGGACTACCTCCCCGATACCTGTGCCAAATACCGCTGAGTTAATCAAACATTCGGCAACTGCCTTACGAACCTTGCAAGCCTCAAAGTCTTCGGCAAGTTTCCTTCTAAGATACATGGCGTCTTGCTTCTGGTTATCCAAGACATCATCAGCAATATCAAACCACTTACCACGACCAAATGTGGCCTCTTCTAGCTCGGCTACATTAGATTCTACAGCCTGCTGAAGCGCAGGAGAGATAATTCTAGAACGCTCTGACGCTCTTTCGGAGTCAGCAGGATCCCATTGACCTCGCCATAACCGATAGTATTCTTCAAAACTTTCTTCGTAATTTGATTCATAGTAATCACGCCAGTTCTCACACTTGGTCATTACCCATTCTTCAAGCGACTGCTGCATAAGCAATGGGTCTGGACTGTAGATTTCTTCGGCCATTTTAGTATCCCGCTACCACATCTAAGATTTCGTGGTCATCAATTTCGTATTCGTAGTCATACGCAACCTGAGCTAACTGATCTATATACGCTAAAGCATCCACTAAGTCATCATGTGTTAGCGCATCTGGAAACTGAAACAGCTGATCTAGGAATCTATTATTCCACTCGCCCCGATTTAATTGTATGTAACCGTTTTCAAATCGACCCTGTAATGCCCACATCACACGGTCTGTCTTCTTTCTGTTTCCGTGTGTCAGTTCTTCTACACGAAAAAACGTGCCATACCGCTTCATCAGGTCTGAAAGCGGCGACATTACTGCTTGTTTTGCAATGCCTTTTTCTATTCCAACGCTTACGGGACGGTAATCCCTAACAGCTTGAAATATCTTCATAGCCGTTTCATTTAGATCCCAACGACCATAAATTATATTCTCAACGTGCCAGCCATCGGGGCTAACCTTAGCCACCGCTATAGCTGTTTCATCTAACTTGGTGTTTTTAGTACGCTTTTTGTTTATATCCTCAAAGCCCGCCAAGTCAACGGCGATATAATAATCGCCTTCGTCCGGTGTGTCACCAAAACGAATCCAATCTTCTTTGAACATTTCGGAGCCTCTGGCTTCAAATGACGCCATAAACTCCTGCCTAAAGGCATAACTCGACATAGACTTCTTTGCTAAATCTATTTCCCCGGCATCTAATATCGAGTTGTCAT